CATCTGGTACAAAGTCACCGCTCTGAGCGGGTGTCGTATAATGGCATTACTCCAGCTTCCCAAGCTGATAACGAGGGTTCGATTCCCTTCACCCGCTCCACTATTTTCAAGGGCTCCAGACGTGCCAGTTTGAGCCTCAGCGTGTTTGGTGACAGTTCCGGTGACAGTTTGCGTGTATGCGAGCTGATCTGCGAGAGAGAACCTGCCGCTGCCCCTCCCCTATAGCCGATCCCGTTTTATGTTGACCCACGGGAAACCAGTAATTTAGGTGAGGTTCTCAGGAAATCATCCGAAAACACCGGTCTTAAAGGCTTATCTAAGAGTTGATTAAGTAATTTCTATAGCCTAAATGAGTAAGGACATTACTTTTTCATAGGGTGAGAAATGAGAAATAAAATATCCTTTAAAATCAGTTAGTTATCAAAAACTTACTCTCCCCCTTACTCAAAAAATCCAGTGCAAAGTAAGTGCCCAACACCGCATCGCACGCGGCCTCCAGCCATTTCCAGAAATCCTCTTTCCTCACTTACCATTTTCCCGTGGGTCAACCGAAAACAGCCTTCCAGAATGGCGCTCCAGGCCGCTCTAAAAAGAGGGGGTGCGTGCAGGGTTCTGTAGGGTTTTCTGAGCCCCTGTTTGCACAGGAGAGGCCCAGCGGGCGCCGTGGTGGACCGGCTGCAGGCGCGCAGAAATTGAGACCGATTTAGCCCGCAGGCGTGGCGGGGGGACGACGGCGCGCGCCAGGTGAAGACCCACCCAGCCCGACCGGTGCCGCCCAAAAACGGTGCGCGCCTGCCGCCTCCGATCGAGGCTCGCCCAGGACGCCGACGCCCCGCGTTCGCGCCCTCCTCGCCGACCTCTGTGCCCCGTGTTTACTGGGCCGGACGCCCCTGATCGATGGACAGGACTAGAGGCGAATGATATGTTGTGATGGGTTATTTTCGGCCGTAGCGCGACACATCTTCAAGGCTTCCGGTTCAAGGATCTGCGCGAAGGGGCACTGGCAATCGTGGAGATTTCCTCCCAGGTTGCTGGCGACCTTCCCTATTGGGTTGCCGTGATTACGGCGTAAACAACGTACAGTGATATTAAATATTGTCCGGGGACTCTTGATCCCCGGACGTTGACGGGCGTAAAGTGCGGTCGTCGCTGCCAATTCAGCGAACGGGTTTGGCGACCCGGATAGAAAGGCGCACAAGCGCCCCATCACGACAGTAGGCGCTTTTTTTGTGCCCGCAGTTTCGTGTTATGGCGGCTGTGCGTGGGAGACCTTAGGGTCTGCCGGGTACCTTTCCCCGGTTCGCCAACCTGCGTACAGCTGCCACCCTCGTTTGGCGACGAGGCCGCAGCTCCAACTCAGAAAGGAACTGCACATGACCGCCCTCATTCCGACCAAAATCCGCGCACTTGCCCATCGCCGCATGGCTCTCGCCGCGCTGCACGCTAACTCCTCCCTCTCCACTCGCCTCAAGCGCTACAACCATCACATGAACCAGGTGCGCGTTCTGGAAACGCACTGCGGTGCCCTATGAGAAAGCCCTACGGTCTCACCGATAACGATCTGTTTGATTTGGAACGGGTGCGGGATTCGCTGGCCCTGGTGCATGCGCTTGCACAGCAGGCCGATCATCCCGGGCTGTACCAGCCGCAGATGCTGGCCGGCTTCCTCGACCGGATCTGCGTTGATCTGGATAGCGTAATTCGCTCTGCCAACAGCTCTTATTCCCGCACCTAACTACTGAAAGGACTCACATCATGAATACCCAACTTATGCCCGTTCCGTTTCACGGTGACACCGTTGTGCTGGTTGGCAGGGAAAACGAACCCTTCGTCGCTATGCGATCGGTTGTTGAAAACATGGGCTTGGCCTGGCAGGTGCAGCACAGAAAAATCACTGAGCGGTTCGGTTCTACCGTCACCGAAATGGTGACAGTTGCCGAGGATGGCAAGCAGCGACAGATGACCTGCCTCCCCCTTCGCAAACTCGCCGCCTGGCTCTACTCGATCAGCCCAAACAAGGTGGCGCCCGAGCTGCGGGACAAGATCATCCAGTACCAGGAAGAGTGCGACGAGGTGCTTTGGAAATACTGGACCAAGGACGCGGCCGTTCGTCCTGGTGGTGTCACCATCTCGCAGCAGATCAGTCTGTCGAAACATCGCCTGGTGTTGCTGAAAGAGTTGATGCGCAGCCGCAATCGGTCGATGCGGGATCTGCTCGGTGTCGAAATCACAAACCTGTCCAACGCCATGGGCCTGCCTGTACCGGATCTAGCCGCTATCGGCACCGTCGAGCCCCTGCAGGCCGACATCGTTGCCGACTTCTGGGCCGCGCTGCTGCAGCTGGACTACAAGGGCATCGCATACAACCACTCCAAGGATCCGCAGCTGATCGGCCTGAACATGCCGCACCTGGGCGAACTGTTCGCCGCGAGCGGCATCCAGACTGTGATCAGCACCGAGGTCACTACCGCGTTGAAGCGCTGCACTGAGCCACAGTTTTTGGGGTTGAAGGCGGTGGACAGCACTATTCGAAAAAACACGACCAAGTGCTGGGTGTTCAAGAAGCCGGCAGAAATCCAGGCTCAATAGCGAGCGCAGCCTTACCGTCTGAGTAAGCAGAGGGTAAGGTACCTCCACCATGTGACTCATAACGAACCGAAAGGAACCCCCGCCATGCTGCTGAAACTGTGCCGCGATGGCCTGCTGTACGCCTTGGCGCTGTACCTGTTTGCAGGGTGGCACAGCGACTTCGACCTGAATCATTGGCCCGTAGCCCTACGCTGGGGGCTGGTGGGCACCTGGTTGCTGGTCATGTTCTGTCTGTGGGAGGGGTACCGAGAGCGCGCCAAGCGGACGCGCGCGAGAGAAGACTGGCCTCCGCAAGGGTAGGCCGCCGCGTGACCGATTACGAACTCAGCAGAAAAGAACCCAGCGTGGCGATGGCGATACACTGGCCCCGCCATTACGGCGCAATTAATTAAAAGGAACGCGTTATGCAGTTGTCGGATGTTGTGGAAGTGATCGAAGCTCACGCGGCGAAGACCGCCAACGAGCTTTTGGGTAAAGGCTGGAAGCTGGTGACGGTGTCAACCGCGAGCGGCTCCAATGGCCAGACTCACCCGTGCTATGTGTTGGCCCGCGACAGCAGCATGCCGCCGCTGGAAGGTAAGGCGCCACTTAAAATGCTGTAAGGCGCGCAATCCCGCCGCGTTACGAGTAACGGGACACTCGTTAAATGGCACCCGTCATCCAAGCCCACTCCGGTGGGCTTTTTTGCGCCGGTTGGACGCCAGAGAGACGGGGCTGGTCTACCATCGTCCAGACCTGTGGTTTGACGCAGGGCCGGCCACTCACTGGAAAAAGGAACAGCACCATGGTCGACACGTCTTCCGAACTACGCTGGCAACCCCTATTGGGTAACGACCCGTTCGCGGGACAGCACTGATGGCTCTGGCGTATCGCGGCATTGTCAACGTGGTGTTGATCGCGGCGGACGGCAGCGAGAACGTGACGTGCTTCCCGGCCATTCTCAACGAAACCATGCCCGGGCTGTTCGAAATGAGTACGCCGCACAAGCTGCCGGCGGCGCGCGGCTCGCACACGATCCGCGTCATCCTGGACAACGGCCAGAGCTACGGGGGTGACGTCGGCTATGTCGGCGACTTCGGCCTGACCTTCAACCAGCCCCGGGGGCACGCATGATCGGCAAAGCGCGCTGGGTGCCGGTGCGCTCCAAGCTTGAAAAGGTACGCACCTGCGCGAGTCTGACCGCCGTGGGGCGGTTTGCTGACATGGGTGCGTGACCACCGGAGAACGGTGAGAAACAGGAACATAAGTCCAGAAATAGACACCTGTCGCCATCTAAGCTCTATGAACACGATTGACGTTGACCACATCGCGGCTCCGATCTATCGTTGCGCGTTTGCCCCAGATGAGGGCATCTGCGCGCAGAGATGTTGGACCCGATGAAAAAGAGAACGGAATCAGATTTCCTTAAACAGGAACTTAAATCTCGCAGGACTTTAAAAAATGCGAGACATCCTCGCAAGTTCAGTTTGCATAAATTCGAAAATTCACGGCGCAAGGCTCTTGGCCGAACCATCATCACTGCGCCATCGTCATTTTCGTTGTTTGAGCCAAACTATGACGCCTTTGCCGCCTTTTTGATAAACCTAGAAAAGGCGACCTTAAAAGGGAGAGTATTTATTGACTTACAGCACGTCAAGTCCGTCAAAGTTTCGGCTTTATTAGTCCTTTACGCAAATATTGAGCAGATTCAAAAGAAACGAAAAGACAACAGTATTATTAAAACAACTGGCGAGTGCTCCAAAGAAGTATCACAGTTCTTTCGAACTTTTGGACTCTGGAACTTAACTGGCGAATCTAGGATGAGATCGATGCGAGCTTACGCGGACTCGATGGAAATCTGCACCATGCCGCCGCAGACAGTGGCGCCGGAGTATCACAGAAAACAGCTAAAGAAAGTGCTAATTTATGCACAGCAAGCTGTGGAAAAAGTCGGGATGCACGAAGGTGCGTTACTTGCTTACAACGCTGTTACCGAATCGATCTCCAATGTCTGGCAGCATGCTTATGACAACAGCTTTTTTGACGAGCCGGTTCCACTTGAACTCCAAAACTGGTGGATCATAGTCCAACATGTAGGCGATCAGTTCTTCATTGCAATGTATGATATGGGAGCAAGTATTCCTACCACTATCAGTACCAAGCCATGGGCACATGAACTTATTGAAACTATTTCAAAATACCTTGATATCAAAGTGCTTTCATCGGGAGACGCGAAAAGCATTAAGGCTGCAGTTGACTACGGGCGCTCGCGATTCAAGCGCGACAACCGAGGGAAAGGCCTTACTGAAGCGAAAGATTTTGTCCAAAAAAACCCTGAAGGGTCGATGTTAATTTACAGCGGACTAGGGCATTATGAGTACAGAACTAAGGGTGACAAGGAAATACTTGAAACCTTAGGGTCTTATTTTAAAGGGACACTTATTCAGTGGAACTTAATGCTGGAGAAGAAAAAATGAAAGGTGAGAGAACAGTAATCGACGTCGGCAACGACTTCTCTGACATGCCTTTTGGACGTGACGAGAAAGATGGCGAATCTAACGGACTTCGCTTTAGAAAAGAATTTTTGCTGAAAGAGCTTGAAAATTTTGAGTACGTCACCATTGATCTTACAAATACTCTCGGCTGCCCTTCTTCATTTGCCGACGAGGCGTTCGCCGGTTTAGTTATTTATGAAAACTTTAGCAAGGAAGAAGTACTTCGCCGCCTAACCTTTATTTCCGAATACGAAAGCGTGAAGAGCAACATCTTAAAGTACATAAATGAAGCCAAACCTGCAGCACAAATGAGGTAGATCGATTGAACCTCGTAAAATTACTTGCTGAAAGCGGATTACTGGCGATCATTGTGATGCTGGCCGGCTGGCTATTCGTGTTCAAAAACTCCAGAGCGCTTCACAAGCAGTCTGAAATAAACACGATTGCAGCGGGTATAGAGAAGACACTGCAAGAAATAGCCGATGAAAATTACAAATTTTGGAAAGATGCGGAAGACGACGATGAAACCCATCTAGCAAAAAGTAAGCTTTTCAGCTCTTACATAGAGCATCGTTGCAATATAGTTGAACGTAAGATCGGAATAATTTACGGGAAATGCTGCAACAGCTTGAACCCTGCAGTGGAAAATATGCAGTTCACTGAGGCCTGCATCGGCCTAATCGCTAAAATTCGTGACAAGTCAACTATTGATTCTGAGAAGCTTAAATTAGTTAAAGACAAGTACACAAGAATCAGTGCAATTAACAATCTGACATTGAAGCTTTCTAACGAAATTCATAAGCTCGTACTTACTAGATACCAGCCCATTAATGAATGGAAATGGCCGGAGAACTACTAGTAAGAACAATGCTGTGAAATCGCAGGCTGGTGGTCCGGCCTGCATGATCGATGCTGCATTACTCCATCGAATCGACCGTCCTGAACCGAATCACTTCCTCACCCAACCATTCGTTTACCTGCAGCAGCCTCGCCTGAATCGGCTCCAGCTCGTTCATCGCCCAAATCTGGGCCGCCTCCTTGATCGAGCCAAAGCCGCCAGCGTTTTGAGGAACGATGCCCATCAGTTGAGGGGGGATCCGCAGCGCTGCGAGCATGTCGTCGCGGCTGATGTTTTTGATCGAGCCGAACTCATCCTTCGCCGCCACCTCGCTGACGGGGATCAGTTGGATGCCGTCCTTCTTGCCGCCCGGGGCGTACATGAACAGGTTCCTGAAATTGCCCGGTCCCTTTGCGGACTTCAGAGCACTGCGCAACGCGGAAACGTCCGTCTCGTTCTGCGCGGTGTCGGTCATGTACATGATGAAACCGGCGTGACTGCCGTTGTTGTAGTACTTGCGCCGGAACAAGGTGGCGGACTCGTTGAGCAGCGCACTTTGCAGCGCCGGTAGCCACTCCGGTAGGCCGTAGATTTCCTGGTTGATGTCGGCCTCGCGCTGGTGGTAAACGGTCCCGCGCTTGAACTCGTACTCATCCCGCCAGCCGCGCACCTGGTAGTAGGTTTCCAGATCAGCCCCGCGCCGCATGTATTTGCCCAGGGCGGGCTGCAGGCCCAGCGTGCTGCGCAGCATGTTTTCGCGCTTTTCCAGATAGCCGTTGCCGCACCACAGGAAATCCAGGGCGAATTGCTCGAAGGTCTGACGTGACAGCAACTTGTGGGGAATAAAGGTGCGGGCCAGCATGTTGCGTTTGAAATTCAGGCCCGATTGCAAAAACACGCTTGCACGGGAGGACTTGGCCAACCCATCAAGGGACATCGGCGGTTCATACCACCGACCGTTCAGCCAGCACTCCAGGTAATCGAGAATCCCCCGCTCATCGAGCACTGGTGTGGGATCGCCGAAGGTGAAGGCCTCCATCTTGCCGCCCGTTGCCGGCAGCACCTGGTCCGCGATCGCAGCCTGGGCTGATGTGGACACCTGTGTGGTTTCGCTGCGGCTATTGCTCATCAATAAATCTCCATGAAACCGGTATTCGTTGAGGTTTGCCCCTCAAGCGGTTCGTTATGCAGTGCGTGGAACAGCGCCCATGCGAGATCCGCGTGCCCGGTCTCGTCGGTGCGGCCTGCCGTATAGGTGAACTGCCGGCCGCTGGCCGTGATGGTTTTGCGAATCGCCATCAGCGACTGGGCCATGTCGATCCAGCCGGCGTCGAACTCCAAGCGACCTTTGTGAATCACGTCGTAGGCCTTGAGTACCAGGCGCGTCTTGACCTCAGGGGAATAACTGAAGGTCGTCACATTGGGGAAAAATTGGCGCACCAACTGGGCCACGCCTGAGCCCATGCCAGTGATGTCGATTCCGATGTACGTCACCCAGTAACGCATCGTGACCAGACGGATCGCCTCGGCCTGCGCCGCGAAGTCCATGCCTCGGAACTGATGGCGCTCGAGCACGCGGAACTTGCCGCCTGGCACCAACGGCGGCGCCACGACCACCAGGCCAGAACTGTCGCCTGTTTCCGCCGGGTCGTAGCCGATCCACACTTGCCGATCGGCAAACGGCCGTGCGGCGAAAGGTTTGTAGTCCTCGGACCACTCGACCCAGCTGTCGACCATGCAGGGTTGCAGGACGTTGAGCGGGAAGATGCTCGCCCCGTCGTCGACGAACTGGCACATCAGCAGGTTCGCGAAGGCGTCAGCGTTGTACTCGAGGCGCAG